CCAATGAAAGCCCAAACGCTTAGAATCCTACGCCTTGGAAACATGCTTGAGGAAACCATAACAAAAGACCTAAGAGATGCAGGGTTTAACGTACACTCAGAACAGAAGGAAGTTGTTGCAACACAAGGCGATAAGAAGCTAATTGGTCACGTGGATGGGGTTATCCATTTAACAGATACGGAACTAGGCTTCGACAACGAACAATGCCTACTGGAAATCAAAACAGCAAACCAATCAAGATACAACCGCAAACTTAAAGTTGGTTACGACGATTGGGATATAGACTACAAGAGCCAGATTCACGCCTACGCTATGCTTTTAGGTTTGAAGTGGATAGTTACAGTGGTTGAGAATAAAAACAACTGTAAGCGTGATTTTGAGCTTATAAAGGCAGATTATAAATTTGCTACTGAAGCGTTGCAAAAACCGTTTAAAATTTGGGCAGGGCGAAAGCCTATTGGTATTTGTACATCGCAGAGACAATTTAGTTTTCTTTGGTGTGATTTTAACAATGAGTGTCTATGATGGGTGACTATCAACGTGGATGGATGTTGTGTTGGTGCAAAGATAGAAATGTACCACCATCAAAAGATTATTGGTGGGAGAAGGCAAGATTCGCATATAACAAAGAGTATTTCACATGCAAATAATAGTTAGAGACTACCAACAAAGAGTTATAGATAAATGTTTGGACGCACTAAACCAAGGCGAAAACGCACTTATACAGAGCGGCACGGGTTCCGGAAAGTCCATCATGCTAGCCATGATAGTGAAACGCCTAGCCGAGCAAATACCAAACCTCCGTGTATGTTTACTCATTGACCGTGAAACGCTTGTGAGACAACTTGCAGAAACATTCCAAAAAGTTTCGGGCGTATCGGTTGGCGTGTGCTGTGCATCCGTGAGTAAGAAAGTGGAACTTGACAAAACTGTTACAATAGCATCAAGGCAGACACTATCAAACCACATGGACAAAATGCAACCAGTCCACCTTGTAATCTGCGACGAATGCCACTTGGTCAACTTGCACCCAGCAGACACGCAGTACACACGCATCCTTGACCGTTTTATAGAATACAATAGCAAAGTACGTCTTCTTGGTTGTAGTGCGTCACCGTGGCGCATGGACGCAGGTTTTATCTATGGCAATAAGCACCGAGCAGACTTGATACCATGGTGGCAAGAGTTAACAGCAAAAGTTAGTTTTGAAGAACTTTTCGACCAAAACCATCTATGTAAATTGCGTGGATTGGTGGCGAACTACAAAAAGCCTGACTTATCCAATGTCGGTAAAGTGGGCAACGAGTACAATCTAGGCGAATTATCCACCGCTATGTGCAAGTACGTGGACACTGTGCAAGACGTTATCGAGGAACACCTACAAGACCACGAACACATTCTAGTGTTTGGCTGCACCATTGAACATTGCGAGGAATTAAAAGAAGTAATTCCAAACAGTGAAACGCTCCACTCCAAAAGTAAAGACCCACAGGCAATATTGGAGGATTTTGCAGAAAAGAAGTTCCGTGTATTAATTAGTGTTAACAAGCTTTCCATTGGTTTTGACTTCCCACCAGCTTCAGCTTTAGTCTTGGCACGACCAACAATGTCAAGTGCTTTATACTTGCAGATCGTAGGGCGTATTCTGCGCAACTCACCAGGAAAAGAAGTAGCTGTACTGGTAGACCTGACCGAGAACACAGCCAAACATTGCCCAACGCTCGACTTGGACAGAATAGCCGTAAACATTCCACCATTACCAGGAGGTGGTGTGGCGCCAATCAAGTTCTGTGAGGCACTAGACGCTAGCGGAGATATGTGTTACGCTGAAAACCATCCAAGCGTTGTGTTCTGCGTGGAGTGTGGCAAAGAGTTTCCAGCTAAAAGCATACCAGAAGAATACAAACCAGACCTTAGTGCAGTAGCGTTTACTGCTGTTGAGCCTGAATGGTATCCAGTTGAAGGTATGGAAGTTAGCGAACACACCAGTGCGAAGAACGAAAAAAGATTATTAAGAGTTGTATTTACTGTCGGTTCGGGTTACGGTTCTAAAACAACATCCACTTGGATTTGTACAGCAAGCGACTACAGCGGTGGTGCAGTTACAATGGGTAGGAAAACGTGGGAGATTTTCACAGACGATGATTTTCCAGACGATTTAGACATGGCTTTGTGGGTAGCTCAAGAAAGTTTTCGGCAACCTACAAGGGTTAAATGTAGTATCACACAGGAGGGTTATTTGAATATATTGGATTATGATTTTTCTGTATTGGAAGAAGTTGTTAGCGATAGTTTTGAAGAAGTGCCAATAATTGGCAAATATAACCCTGACGATATACCATTTTAAAAAGGAGCTAATTGTGGAAGAATTAAGAGAATGTCCATTTTGTGGGGAGACAGAATTTAGCTTACTGAATGGAGAAGAGGGAACAACTTTTATAGAGTGTCCAACGTGTTTGGTTCGTAGTGATTCTTTTGAGTGCCAAAAAAAATTGATAAAGTTTTGGAATAAGCGTTATTACATAGAGTTAAAATTAGATAAAACACTGGGAGAATAAAATGATACATGAATTAAAAACTGATCCAGTAGTATTCCAAGAAAGTTGGGTTGGTAACAAGATGTACGAGATTCGTTATGACGATAGAGGTTTCAACGTTGGAGACATTCTTATTTTAAAAGAAATTACCTTCAACCGTGAAGAATATACAGGAAGACAACTAACCAGAATTGTTACAAACAAAACCACAGAGTATGGTATGCAAGATGGTTGGTGTATTCTTGGCGTAAAAGTTATCTAAAGGTGGCATAATGAAAAACAACCTACTAATAACAGCCCACGCTGTCGCATGGATAGCAACAGGCTTAACAATTAAATATGGCGTAGAAGTCACAGGCTCATTATGGTGCTTGTTGGCTTTTGCTTTTCCAGCAAGTATTAGACTGAGGTTTAGAATATGAAAACACAAGATTGCCCAAAAGAAGACGCAGAACAAAGAGAGACAGTAAAATGGCTAAGAGCAAGGAAGATACCGTGTTGCGCTATAGGCAACAGCCAAAGTTTATCCTTTTTGAATCACCGACTTGCTGCACGAATTATGGGCAAATTAAAAGCTCTAGGTCTAGCCCCAGGCTTCCCCGACCTAATAGTTTTCTTACCAAACCAATTACTATGTATTGAAATGAAGAGACAAAAAGGTGGAGTTGTATCAGATAAACAATACTACTGGCAAAAGGTGATTAATAAATTTAGCTATGCTGAGTCTGTTATTTGTCGTGGATATAAAGAAGCGGTTGCTTGTGTGGAGGAGAGATTGTAATGGTAATGGCAAAACTACATACTATATGCGGTAATTGTGGCTGTAAGGAAATGTTTACATGGGAATACGTGGAAGACATTGAAGGTAAACACTTATTCCTTGTTTGCCAAAACTGCTCAACTGTCCACGACTTAGACGATAACGCAGAGAGATACGAGGAAAACGAATAGATGACAGAACAACAAATAATAAAAGACGTATGCGACTGGTACGACAACACATTTCCAGACGTACACCCAATGCACCAAGTACATAAACTTGTGGAAGAATGGGGTGAGTACAAACAGGCTTGTGTTAATTATAGGTATTGTTCCACTGCGTTTGGTGCAGACCTAGAAAGGATGAAAGAACACAAGGAGGAAGAGGCTGCGGATGTTGCTATTGTGATTATTACTATTTTGCGTAACCTTACAATGTTCAATAGCCATTGTACAGATAACTTTCTTCAGCTGATATTCCATGAACTAGAGGCAAACGGTCACAACCTCCTAGAATCAATACCAAAGAAAATGGTGATTAACAAACAACGTGCTTTGGATGGGAGGTGGAAATAAACTATAGACAAACCATAATATGTGGTGTATAGTTTATTTGTTGAAGTAACAAAGTAGCCTTTTGCGAGTATGGACTAGCCCCTTCCAGAAATGGTTGGGGCTTTTTGGGTAAACATAGATTTAGTACTGCATACTGCCCATGTAGCTAAGTTATAAAGGGGACATAAACTTTTAGCTAATTCTGTGTTTATTTCATAAACCACTCTGACGTTGCAACCAAACACTTTCATCAAATATACCACGGTACTTTTTCTTCATAAACTGCCAAAGCTTCATGCCCTCATATTGTCTGCATAGGTAATCCAGACTTACCTCAAGCAAACTATAATCACCATCACTGACCTCATGCAACATCTGGATTCCACGCCACTCACTATTGGCCTGTGCGCCCCTGTAGTCCTCATCGTGTAGGTAACAACTACCACACACTAGACCACGTATTCTGCGTCCGTTGTTCAGCGACCTAATGCCACTCATGTATATCTGTTGATGTCCCTGTACAAAACTTATGCCAATGTTTTTAAGGCGTGTATCAATGGACAGTCCACCAATAGGCTTGCCTGACATTTGGTTGGCAAAATAATGGCTATACGTTACACCATCAACCTCCACCATCTCCAGAAACGGAATTACTTCCCAACCGTACTTTTCAAAATGCAGATCGTGTAAACCAATAGCACCTTCCATTTTAGCGTCAGACTCAACAGCTCTACTTATTCTATGCTCATGGTTGCCAATTGTAACGATTTTACGAGGTTTGTATTGTTTGTGTTTGTCTTTTCTTTGCTTGGAATTGTAGTCGTCGAGTGGTTTTGTGAGGCGTTTAATTGACTTGTTTGCTGCGTGGATATCGTTTATATACCGCTTTCCCTCATGGCTTTTCTTGCCGTAGTCGTAACTGGACAAGGACTCCATGTCAGCCCAATCTCCAGCACTAACAATTACGTCTGGTTTTTTATCTAGTATGTATTGGGCAATCCATGAAAGGTGGTCGGTAGGTGTGGTGGGAGTTACTTGGAAATCAGGAAGGAATAAGTGCTTACGGTGCATTGACTCAACCTCCCATGTTGTCTTTAATCCATTTTAAATCATTCTTTATTATTCCAACGTCACCCTCAATACTCTTGGTGCTATTTCTTAATTCTTTGTTTGTTTCTTCTTGGCTCGCCCATTTCTTTTCATCTGCCGCAGTGTGAGAAGCTAGAAAATCATTTGTTGCAACAAGTCTACCTTCTAAGCCTGTTCTGTCTTGACCGACTTTGTAGGAAAACGAGGAAACAAACACAAGAACAAAAGCAACCGTTGCAATCGTCACACTTATTTGGTGATTTTTAATTGACCTTGGCATCATTTAAACCCATTATGCTCGAAAGAGAAGTGGTTAGAATCACCACTGGAGAAACGTCCACCCCACCTAGCATCACTGCACAAACCCTCCCAATACAAGCCTAGCTCATACCAGTGTTCACTGTGTCCGTCCGCTATGTATTCACCATCTACAAACAGGTTAAAATCTACTGCAAGTCTTTGTTTATGTACACTATGAGCTGCGGAATAGCTTTCCTTCTCGCCAAACTCACCGTGTACTCTTGGGTCACGGTAGCTATCACCATACGTCAAACCATAACCAAGCGATTCAGCATATAAAACCAGTAATGCTACGCAACCTGTAAACTGTTGTTGTTTTGTTGAAAGTTTCATAGTGATATTATACACTATTGGCACAAGTTATGCAATAGTCAGTAAACCGTTGTCTCTTGCCTTTCCTCCACCAAATAAAAATGTTGTGTGTCTCCACCGATTGCAACGAAACCAATTGTATTTTTCAGCTCGCATAACATCGTAAAGCACAGAACTACATTGCCAATTGGTTAGTGGCGTACCATCGTCCCACGTTCCACGGTCACAAAGTACATCATGGAACCACCAAGCATCACTGTCAATATCAGGCGCAGAGGTGGCTCCATCAGAACGGTATGGTGCTTGCACACTTACAACCTTGATGTATCTCTTGGAGAAGTACTCCACACTATCACAGAACCCACCACAAAGGTCATGACCGCCAATAGCCATATATTTGTATGGACTATCGGCGGTACGGTATAAAGGCAGGTAGAGAACTCTTTTCACCTTTCCTCCAGGTAGTAATCATTTAAAGCAATAGCAGTATCATGTTCTCGATAATACCTATTGTATCTTGCTATTTGTTTTATCTCATTGCTTACTTCATCGAATGTGTTCATTGCGTCAATATTAATTTTCACACTGCAACCAAAAGCTATACTCAAAACAATAACTATAGCAACAATGAGTGAAATCAATATGCCTCTTAAGTTATCAGAAATGCATTGTATAGTTGGCTTTTTCATATTATAGTTAAACTCCTGCTTGGTAGGTTGTCTTCCATGTCTGCTTTTGCGTCAAAACCAGTTACGTCTTCCATCGCAAGCATTAACATTTTTCTTTGATTGTAAACAAGACTGCAAGAAACCTGCCAGTTTTTAACAGCAACCATTATTTTCTGAGAAAGTGCCTCTGTGATTGGTATTGCTACAGCGTTTCCGTCTGCGTCTTTTGTATACCAAGAATCACCCATCGGTACAGGGTCGGCTGTTGCGTCCACTGTTTCACGATACATTG